ACCGGCCTCAAAGTCAGCGTTCGCGCGGGCTGTAAGTTCCGTTTTGGCGTCGGCCTCGGTCGGGTAATCGTCGCCCACTTGGACGTCATACTCAATGACTTTTGCCCGGATCATTGTCGCCGCGTCATTTCGTGGCGAATCGACGTAAACCGTATCAATCAGCAGCGGATCCCCTGCGGATGTTTTGCCAACCGGCACGATCCTGTTGATGACCGCGTCCTCATTGATGTCCACGCGTACACCCAACAGCGTCCGTCCGTAGGTAATCGGCGCTCTTGCTGTGGTGGATCGTTTGACAAAAAACACGTCATAGTTATCGCGGATGACGCGGAGATTGCCGAGAGACGCCAGCCCCTCGTCGGGGTCCAGCTGCGCCTCTACCATGCCCTTCAGGCTCCAATCAGCTGTAATCAACGTCTCGGTGTCGTCCGTGCCGAATCGAAATCCGTGATCCACCTGTGTGCAATTCAGCGCCATCTCATTCAGCGCATCGCCGATGGTGTCTCCGTCCACAGCGCAGGCGACCAGCACATTGCCCAGCAGATCGTAATAGACGTGACGCGCCCATGCCTTTACGGTCAGGTTTTCTGTGTCTTTTTCAATGCGGTAAATCCGGAACGGCTGATCGCGCGTCTTTCTGGCCTGTATGGTCTGCTCCTCCAGGCTTTCAGTTTTGGAGTAGGTGACTTTGCTCGCCTGTACATATCCAGTCACGCCGAGGCGTGTTGTAACGAGATAGTAACTCGGGTTGGTTTTGTCCACAGCGATCAACTCCGCGCCGGTGCTGACTGTGCCGACGATACGGTTGCCGTTTGACTGCCACTTCGTCGTTGTATAAGCGTCCTGCAGGTACACCACGCCCGGGCGAATTATTGTAGTGTCGTACTGCGCGGGCACTTCCACGGTCACCGTTGACCCCATTGATGTGGTGGCCTTGCTGTACAGGTTGATTTTTTCATTGGCTGTATATATTTCCCTGTCGGCCAATCCACCAGCCGTCACCAGAGGCGTTGTTCTGGACGGAGCAGGCGCCCGGATCACCCTGCCCGCTATAATCAGACTGTAGCGCCCGTTTTCATCCATCGGGTGCTCAAGTTCCAGCTCATACGCCCCGCCCTGTTCCTCATGGATCACGCAGGCGGTCGGGAACAGCTGTCCCATACCCATTGTGGAGAAATCCTCATAGCCCTGTTCGTAAATCGTAATCATAGCCAGCGCCACCTCGGTTCAATCACCACGCTGGTCACCGTGCCGGTCCAGCTCACCGCGTTCGTTCCCGGTTCAATCTCCGGCCATTCGCCCGATATGATGCTGCTCAGGTTCGTGTCCTCATCGGCATTCATCGCCATGCCGAGGTCGGAATCAATCACAACGGCTGTGCTCAACCCGGTGATGCTCGTTTCTTTGTCGCCCACAGTCAGCACAATATTTCCGCTGCCGGTGACGGTTATTTTCGGCCGGCTCGTAACGTGTCCGGGGTTGAACACATTGCCCGCCGCGGTCAGTGTTATAGCAGGATCACCGCACGCCCGCCTTTTGAGCGGCTGGCACAGGAACGGAACGGTAAAGGCCTTATGTTGCCGCCCGCGCATGATCCGCTCGATGCTCAGTTCCTCGATCGCCTGCGCCTCATACGCAAAGTCCGGTTCATTCCCGAATATCAGCGTCCCGCTCCCGGTCAGCCAGTCGGCGATCTCGTTCAGGTCGGCTCCGGGCCGCGCGTAGCATTTGATCTCACGCACCATCGAATCATACGACGCCGGGCCGGTCGCCAGCGTCAGCTCACCGCTGCGCCCAGGCACCGTGGCTGTCTCCACACGTCTGCGGGCGCGGGTGATTGGGGGATATTCGCTCACCACGACGTTCAGCGATGAACTGATTACGCCTTTGAATTCAAACCAACTCATCCGTTGCCGTACCCCCTTCTCGTCCGATTATTGGCGTTGTTCAGCTCGCGCCGGATCTGGTAGATGCCGGTCGCCCCTGTCGCGCCGCCCACGTTCACATTGACGCCGCCCCCGGTCGCGTTGGGCAGGTTGAAGTTCAGGTTGTTGTTGAATGCCGCCGCCACCGCCGCGCCCATGGCCGCCGCTTGGGTTACGAGCTGGGTCTGCATGGAGTCCATCGCACCCGATACGTCCGGGATGCTGTCGGTGATTGCGTCGGAGAGGCCGGGGGTGAGCGCATCGCCAAAGTCCACCCCGGACTGTTCCGCGGCGTTCTTGAAGTCCAGCAGTTCTACAAGGCCATCAAGCGCCCCTTGGGTCAAGGTCGCGTCATACAGTCCGGCGGACATCGGGTCAGTTAAGATTGCTTGCAAAAGGGTATAGGCAAGCGATTCATCGCCGCCCGCTTTCTCCAGGGATGTTTTGAGAGAGGTTGTCAGTTCCTCCCGCAGCTGGTCCACAGCGGTCGCCGGTACAATGTTCTCGAAGCTCTGACCTTCAAAGTATTTGTTCAGGATGTCCGGCGTGAAGAGTCCGGCCAACAGCGCTTCAACCTCCGCCATGTCATCGGTCGCCATGACCTGACGGGTCACGTTCTCCAGCGCGGCCAGGAGGTCATAGTCCTGGGCCGCTTGCTCCAGCGCGGCCTTTGCTTCCGGTTGCGCCTGCATCATCCCGGCCACCAGAGCCGACACGCTTGCCATGTAGGCTGCCTTGGCCGCCTGGGTCTGTGCGTCCCATTCCGCCTGGAGCGCGTCCCGCTGCTGCGCCAGCACGGCTTGGGCGCCCTTATCGGTTTCCGCACCGATAGCGGCATTCAGCTCGTCAATTCTCCCGGCGTATTCGCCGGCGATTTCACTGATTTGGTTTTGAGTGAACATCGCCTCATAGCCCAACGCCGTGCCGTACATGTCGTCCGTGCCATAGCCGGCCTTGACCGCTGCGGATATATTCTTGTTGTATTCGCCCTTCTCGCCTGACAGCGCGTCCGCCTGCGCCTTGACTTCCGCCAGCGCGGCCATTGTAGCGTTGTAGCTTTCTTCGTCCAGGCTGATTGGGATATTTGTTAGGCTGTTAATGATTTTTTCAGTCGGCGACTCAATGGACTCAATGGCGGCCACCAATAAGGAGACTGCGCCGACTCCGGCGACAACGCCCCACAGCGTGGGGCTTGAAATAGCAGCCTGTAGGGCGCTTGTAGATGTTTTCGCTTTTCCGATTGCGGTCGTAATATCGCCAACAGCGCTTATGACCTTCCCCAGCCCCATCAGAGCAGGTCCGCCCACAGCCAATCCTGCGCCGATACCAAGAATCCAATCCTGCGTCCCTTCGTCCAGCTCGCCGAATTTCCCGAGCAGGTCCGTAATCTTGGTCATGATGTTCTGGATCGGGTCCACCAGGTTCTCGCCTGCGTCGGCCGCGGCGTTTTCCATTCTGTTGAGTTGCGTGCGCTGGTATGATTCAGCGGTGGCATAGCGCTTTTCGGCTTCCTCGGACAGCGCGGTGTTCTGTGCATAGGCTTCGTTGGAGATTTCCATGGCACGTTTGAACATATCCGGATTGGACGCGGCCGCCGCGATCAGGTTGGAGAGCCGGATTTCCGTCAGGCCCATTTCCTGCAGTTTGCTTAGAACCGTTTCCTCGCCGCCGGATGTTTCCAATTCGTTCAATCCTGTGAAAAAATCAAGGATAGACTGTCCCGCGTTGGATTCCCACCCGGTAACAAATTCCTCTTTGCTAACGCCCGCCACTTCGGCAAACCGTTCCAGGTCAATCGCGGCCTGGACCAGCGCTTTGGCATCCGTAGCGGTCATATTCAGTTCGTTTCCGAGCTTCTTCCATCCACTGGTCATTGATTCGACTTCAACGAAGAAGTCATATGCGCTGGCTTTCCCAGCCAGTTGCCCGTATTGGTCTGCAGCGCGTATCAGCATATCATATTCGTTTTTACGTTCAGCGATACCCTCCATCTCCGCAGCCCGAGCCAGTGCGTCCTGCTCCAGATAGGCAAAGCTGTCAATGAAATCAAACGCCTTCATGCCGATTTCCCCGGCCAGCTGCATCTGTTTCATCAGTTTGCCGGCCGCGGAACCACCTGCCTCCGCATTGATACCCACAGATGTGAACCCGGCGGCCAGGGCTAAAATCGCTTCGTTTGACATCCCGGCCAATTCACCTGTGGACGCCATGCGCTGGGCCATTGCGAGCAGTTCCCCCTCAGTTGTCGCCAAGCTGTTTCCAAGCGCGGTAACGGCCGATGCGACCCGGGTGATGTTTTCAAAGCTGCCCTGGTCCGTCACGTTCAGGAACCGCGCCAGCACATCCGCGCCGGTGGAAGCGTCCAGATCGTCAGCGGTTTCCGAAATCATGGCAATTGATTTGACAAACTCAACCACCTGATCGGCACCGACGCCCAGCGCGCCAGCCTGTCCTGCCAGTTCCATCAGCTCGGTGTAGCCGACCGGCGTGGTCTCTGACAGGCTTTTGAAGGCCGCCTCAATGTCCGCGTATTTGGTGGTGTCCGTCTCGTCGATTGTCTTCTGCATCGAAACGGTGGCGCTTTCAAAATCCAACGCGGTCTTGTATGCCTTGCCGCCTAAAGCCATCAGCGGTCCGCTCACATACAGCGACATGGTCCGCCCCATGCGCTGCATACTTTTGCCGAAATTGGAGGCCAGCGTGCCGAACTTAATCAGGTTCGCTGCCGACAGTTGGTTTTTGAGCGCTTGCGCTTTCGCTTCGGCTGTGGTCAGCTGCGTTTCCAGCCCGCTCAATTGCTTGGCCGCCAGCAGTTTTTGGGCGTCCGTATCCGCCGCGTTGAATTTCGCCCGGGCAGCCTCAACGGCTTTTTGCAGGTTCTCCACAGCCTTCTGCTGCAGCCCCAGCTTCTCCTCCAGCTGGCTCCGGCTTGCGTCGCCGCCCATGCCCTTGATCTCAGAGTCGATGTTCTTGATCTGCCGGTTGATTTCCGAGGCGGTTTTCTTAAAGCCGCCCGCGTCCATCGAAAGCCGGACGACCATCTCCCGCGTTGTTTCCGCCATTACAAAATCACCTCGTCAATGTATCCGTCTTCTACAGGGTCCTGCGCCGTTTTCCACGCCAGCGCCTGCATGTACGCCAGTATGTCCATGCCGTCTATTTCGTCCGGCGTCCGGCCCTTTTCCAAATACGTCCAGTAAACCTGCCAAACAAAGTCGGTGATGGTGCTTTTTTTTTACTGTCTCCGCTCGTCGGGAACGACTCCAGCACATGGGTCACCTGCGCGTTGACAGCGGCAATCGCCAGCCCGATGTCCGTGATGGCGCGGTCCGCCGGGTAGTGGTCGTAATATTCGTCCGGCGTGAATTGATTTCCACAAAAGGTGCAAAACCAGTTGACCAGCGCGTCCATGTCTTTTTTCATATCCGCGGCGTCTGGGTTCTCCTGCCACCGCTTGAAAACCGCCTGGGCTGCCCCGATTTCCCGGAGCGCTTTGGCGGTGACTTTTTCGATTTTGTAGGTTTTCCCGTTCAGTTCAACCTTGAACATCATTCCCTCCAAAAAGAGGGGAGGGTTGCCCCTCCCCGTTATAGGTCGGTCAGCCCGACAGCCTCGTTATACACAGCCGTGAAGAAGCTCGCCGGGTCTTTCGCTTGCGGGATGTCCTCGGAGTCCAGGATGTACTTGAACGCATCGTCTTTCGTGCGCTTGATGAAGGTCAGGCTGATGGTGTCGTTCTGCCGGGTGGGCGCCTTTTCCTTGGTGTGGAATTGCTCGTCCAGCGGCTGCGCCCGGCCCTTTACCAGCCACACATAGCGGTCGTTGCCGTCGCGCTTTTCAGACTTGAATCCCATCGCGTAATAGGGCGGGGTTGCCCCGGCCACTTCCACAATTTCGTTTTTGGTGCCGACCTTGTTGCCCAGCAGCTTGGCTTGGAGGCTCAGCGGGAGTTCTTTGACCTCCAGGGTCACGGTCAACTCCGTATCGGGGTAGAGCACATCGTTCTCGATGTCATCCGCGT